TCTGCTTACGAATCATTTGAAGTGTGTTCATTGTCAGTCTCCTGAAATACTAGGGTGAATTTAATCTCCCGTTCCTTCAGTCGTTTGCGTCCCAGTAGTAATCACAATGTGGTACAGAGTCCTTGATGGTCTCGACCAATTCTAATCTCCACTCAGCATCCAACGTCTGATGCTTTTTAATCCTAAGGATTATTGCATTAGCGTCCTGGCACGCGAGTGTTGAATAGAAAAATAATTCTACCATGGGATGAACGCTCCGTTCCGCGACTTACTTGCGTCCATGGGATATGAAGTCCCTTTGGATGAACGTATGGTAATACTACCATGATTATTTAGGCTTGTCAAGCCTTTCCTTTCTTCTTCTGGTCGGGGGACTGGTATCCCCATAGTTTTGGAGGGATACGACCCTCTGCCTGAGTAATGTTAATTAAATTTTTCTTGTATTTGTCGTAGTAAATGTCAAAGATATCTACTACTCTACCAGACATAACAATATCAAAATGGACTGTCTCTCCCTGGATATATTCTACTAGATAAGCACTATATGGTAGAGATGTATCCTGAGAGAGGGATGGATCACAGTCTTCATGGATTACTTTAACACTTTTAGCCATTAAGAACGTTTGCCCCAAACAATCTGTGGAAATGCTTCTTCAATTACTTGTCTAGTAATACGATACTTTTTATTCAGACACTTGTCCTTAGCAAGGCATACAACTTCTGCCTCTTCAGCATGTAGACCTTCTAGAAATTGAATGAACAGTGCTTCTCTACGAAGAGGAGTTAGATTAGATCCACCACCTTTGTAGAACAACCTGAGTTGCCTGAACTCACGTTCCAGATAGGTGTGCTCAATACCCTTGGGAGAATCATTAGGAGTGTAAGGTACTTCCCCCTCAGGTAGTAGACACTCAGCACTCTCATCGTAACTAGCAATCAAAAGAGAACGGAGAGCTTGGGAGTTATTTTCTTGTAGTAGCTTAATCTTTGATGCTTTGTTCTTAGCATTGCTTACTTTTTGTAAGACTTCAGACACTAGCAGTTTCATTTTTATTAAACATAGCAACGTTTACAGTTGACACATAGAACCTATCCATAAGTTCATTTAGTTGATGCTTACGGAAGTATTCATGTGGGAATTTCTTCTCAGGTTTATTTATTGAGTTATACTCCTGTAAAATATCTAGTTGAATATTTTCAGGAATATAATCGGCATCAATAAGTTTAAGATTCCTCATGTAATTTTCATACTCTTCTTCAGATTTACAGAAAAGAGATGGGTCTTGCTTGACCCATACATTTAGTTTCTTTTGACTGATAGGTCTTTGTCTAATCCCCTTGACAAAGGTATCATCACATGATAGAAAATTAGGAATGCCATCAGACTTGTCACCTTTAATAACATGCTGTCTGATATATGTCCATGGATTTTCTGACGTTACAAACCTCTTGGTTACAGGATTGTATTGTTTAACTCCAGGGTATCGATGTAACTGAATAAAATCTTTATCACCTGATAAGATTAAGATCTTTTCCGCTGGTCTCTTATGTTTACAGAGCACAGCAATAACATCATCTGCTTCTGCTCCTTCAACTTCTACTACTTTGTAGTGAAAGTGTTCTTTAATCTCAACTTTAATTTTATTAAGGAGATCGAAGATAGAGTTCCAGTTTAACCCAGACTTCTTTCGGTCTTTCTTTCGAGACCATTTATAGTAAGGGAAGAACTCTTTTCTCCAGTAGTGTTTACTATCATAAGCAAGAACTACCTCACCGTATTCTTCCCCATACTCTCTTTCATATTTAGAAAGGCTTTTCAAGATCAAATGTCTGACTAGGTTTTCATCCAACACAGCTTTTTTAATCTGTGTCATCAGATTACTAATCATAATCTGATTCATATCAATAATAATCATCCTCCTCGTCGTCCTCCTGATTGGTAAATTTTACAGCATACAATTCTTCGGTAAGGGAAATGCCTTCTAGTTCTGGATGTAGTTTAGGAGTAGTAGCTTCTTGAATGTACTTGTATACAATGTCGTTGGCGAACCAACCTGCTACTAGTCCTATTAACAGACAGAGAACCGATGAAAGTACGGCGACAAACATTAAAGTTGATTCCATATCTAACTCCGAGTTAAGTATCTTCTACCCTCCTCCAAGTCAGTTCAACTCTAAAACTAAACTGTCTTTTTAGGAGGGTTATATGTTGGAACAGTTTCAGACCTTTTTGATCTGGTTCTTTTTTCTCCCTCCTGAGCATTAGCTCCACGCCTTTATTTATGGACTGACTTTCTTTTGTTTTTAGATCCTTTCCTTCTCCCTGGTCGCTTGTCATACTCATAATCTTTAACATCTTGAATGATTTTTTCTAGGTAGGTCATGATTTTTCTCGCCTTTGGTTTTCCAACATGACGATAAGCTTCGAGAAGTTGTTTGTTTCCTCCAGCAACATAAAGTTTCAAGTCCTCTATAATACTTTCAATATTCTTGCTATTGTGCTCAAGAAATAGAGTAGCATCTTTTCTCTTTGCTTTAGCACCAGAAAGATACTTGTACATGTTTAACAAGTATCTATCTTTCTCAAAGGCATCATCGATTGCTCGTTCTACAATCCAGTTTAGTTCTGAAATCATTCTCTCTTTTTAACCAACCCTTTCTCTACTAAAAACTTAGCAGTCTCCATTAGTCCGCCAATTTCTTCGCCATCAATATAAACCCAAGGGAATCCCGTACAGTTTACATGCTGTTCTTTGAACTCGGACTTGTCAGATACTGTTGTTTGTATATAGGGAAGATTATCTCTTTCAAGAAGTCTTCTTAACTTATTACAATATGTACAACCAGGAATAGAATAGATTTGAATGTCCATAAGAGTAGTGTTCACGTAGTATTATAATGGATGGATTGGTTGCTGTCAAGCTTCTGTATCAAAGAAGAACATCTGCCATAGTCTACAGTTATCTTTCTTAGTACCGAAGTAACCAGAAGAAGAATGAATGTTAGCGGCATCAAAGATTACTAATCGATTGAAAACATTTCCTAGTACATCAACCGGTTCGAAATCTTGTCCATCTAGATGTGGACTTGCATCACCACCATCTTCTACCCAAGAAACATCCCAACCTGCTTGTCGATAGTTTCTAGCCCTGCTCTTCTTGTTAGCATACATAGTTGTTCCATAGGCATAGGGAGCATCCGGTGTCAAGTATAGCATACCTCCCCACATCTGACTATCACAATGCCAGACTTGTGGTTGACCACTCACACACCACTGAAACCTGCCATTCATGCCATGCTCCTGCCATTTTGTGATCTTCTTACCCATGATTGATTCAAACCTCTCCTTTAGTCCAGGAAAGAGGAACTGCTGGTGAGTTCTATTGCCGATATATCCTCTACCTAGTCCACCAATATGGTAGTCCTGTTTAAGAGCAAACTCTCTAACAGCATGAGGATCTTTATAAAAATTATCTACAATCCAAGCCGAACTCTGTTGGTGAACATTAAATGCCCCCACTGTTTCTACATCTGGATTAGTTTCTCTGGGAATGTTATCACCATTGTCAAGATAAAGCATGAAGGCTTTGTTATAACTGTAAACCCATTCGTCATCCCAGATTTTTTCAGATAGATCTAGATGTACTCCAGCACCATAGAAGACATCACCAAATGCTTTGTATGCTTTAAACTTGCGGAGATGCTTGTCCCTAAACTCAATGAACTTTTCACGATGAAAGTTGGTATACTTTTCACCGAGACGTTCATCGATCAATAGGTGACACTCCATGGCGATGAACTCTACATTGTTGAGTAAGTAGTCAACGTTTTCATCTGTAGAAAACACTTCATACTCCCCACCTTCCATGTCCATTTTAAGAAAATCAATATGATCAATATCTTTTTCAGCAATATAATCACTGAAGTTGATCAGATTGACATCACCATAAGTAGTGAACCAGGCATCCATAGACTTATAGTTTTCTGGATTAAGAATAGCATCTCTTAATCCGCTGTCATCATGAGCAAAGAAACCACGGGTAATATCATACGATACATTATTTTTTTCTACTAGTTCTTTAGTGTTTTCTTTACAGATTCTTATTGCATCTGGATCACCATCGACAGCATAGACTTTAGATGGTTTCTGATCCAGGATTGTGATGTGATAAGCTCCACAACTGGATCCAAAATCAACAACAACATCACCTTCTTTTACGTCACGATACCATCTATAAACTCTGTCTCTAAGAATCTCATGCTGAATCCAATGTACATAACTGGTGTCCCAACTTTCAGGCCACTGCATATGATGAGGATACTGATAAAAACTATATCCAGAATCATCAACAGGTTCTCCTACATCATCTAGTTTATTTTCTTTTACATGAACATCTAATTCAGATACTCTAGTTCTTCTGTACATAAAGCACTGATCAACACTCCATATCTTTTCAAATCCTAAAGACTCCAAGTAGAAAGGAAGTGCTACCAGTTTACCCCAGTTAACATCATCAATCAAACAGTATCCACCAAGACGAACCTTCGAGGCATACTTATCTACATCTCTAAACGCCTGAGATGTATGCTGTCCATCGATGTATACATAATCAATCTCTTCAAACTCTGGAGCATCATCACTAGGACACTTGTGGATATTAATATAATCGGAAGTTCCCGTCTCTTCCATAATGTTCCTAAAAACATTTTCAATCCAAGAAAGATTTACATTACCCCACCAATCTAAGTTAGCAGTTTCATATTCTTTGGTTGCTTCTTCATTAGACCAAGGATCAATGGCATGAATAACACCTTTACCATTACGCTTGAGTTCCATTGCCACAGGAAAGGTACTCTTACCTCCATACACACCAATCTCAACACAGATAGGAGACTCTTGTTTGCTACAAATGTCACTAATACAATCAACAATACTTCCTGCTTTGTCTACGCTACACCATCCCCATCCACCATACTTAGCATCATTTTTAGTATAGAGATCAATAACTTGTCGCTTGGTTTCCTGATGTGTAGATGTTTTAGTCATTAGATTTTTGCTTATAAAGATTTGATTGCCGCCAACATAATCGTGTAAATAATAACCACACTGCCCCATATATTTTGAGTATGCTGGATCATTGGTGAGATTCTCCAGCATTATAACATCAGGTTGATACTTTTGTATACTAAATCCTGCTAGGACTTCCATCTCCCATCCTTCTACATCAATAGAAAGAACATCAACTTTCTCAAC